CAAATACTTCGATTTATCCCATTTAGAGAAGAAAATCGTAGAATATCTCTTACAAAGGTAAGCTAAATCTCTGTCAGGGAATTTCTTATGTACTTCTTTGTACATAATGTGACCCTCAAAGAGGATTTGAGGCCTACCATCAGCTAAAAACCCATCTCTACCTGCTGCTTCTACCAATTGAACAGCTTTCAATAGAGCAGGTTCTAGACCTAAGCGAATAGCAAGGTCTTTAATCATTTCATTTGTTAGTTTATCCATAACTTATCAGTTTTAATGGTTCAATTTTAGTAACAAAAGTATTGCTTATAACCCATTTTCAATATGTTTAGAGGTTCTATTATCATATATAACTTATAAAATAATGCAATATGGACAAGAAAAATGAGTGCCAGATATGTGGCAAGCCCATTAATTTAGAGGAATTTGATGAAACTCGGGAAATCCCTCAACTTATGGCAAGAAAACAAATTTGTTTTCAATGTGCTTTTTGGTCTAATCGATTAGCTTATGATAAAGAGCTTGAGAAAGAGGGTAAAATTGCGGTAATTACTCCAGATTATTCTCACTGGGTAACTAAAATTCCCGGAAATATTTTAATGGTGCCCTCGGCTTTTGGTGGTATTTACCAAACTAAACTCCAACCAGTAAACACTCTGGGAGTTATTGATGAAGATCGAGAGAAGCTTTTCATTATCCGTTATAATAACATCGCTCACCAAGGCACTATACCAGAACATCTAAGAAAGCTTTTTAAAGTAAACGGAGTAATTCTATCTCCACAGGAATACAAAATGCTAGAAGATTACCGGGGCAATGCCTATGAATTTATTAAAAATATGATTGATAATGCAATAAATAAGAAATAATTTCGTATATTTGCATAAAGAAAAATTCTTAATAAATAAATAAAGATATGAAAAAAGAAAAGAAAGAAATCAAAAAGCTTAAAGAGGGGGATGAGGTTCTCTTCACATTATCTGGAAGACCCATCATTGAGAAAGTTACAGTGGAATCTATTGATAAAAAAGGTGGATTCGCAATGCTCAGTAACCGAGTAAAAGTTGCAAGAACCTTGGGTCCTGATGATACATACCCAAGATTGGATGGGCAAAAGGGAGAAGTTCGTCCGCTTACCGAAGAAAATGAAAGAGTATTCCTTGCATATAAGGCCTATTTCTCAATTAAGAGAAACATAGAATTACTTGATAAAGGGATGAGAAGTATGAAAGATTCGAAAGCTTTCGATATGATGATTGAATTTGATAAGAAGCTTACCAAGATTATTAACAAATACTTCAAAGAACAATGACTACAGTATTAGCGATAATTTACTTGGTATGTTTGCCATTCACGGTATTTTTTGTAAGGGCTTGCTTGGATTATTTACCCTATACTCACAAAATACACTCTCTCGTTTTATTCATCTCGGTATGGATAGTATTACCTCTATTTCCAATTTATCTATTAATCAGATACATAAAATACAAATTACTATGAGATACTTTTTTGACAGAGATGGTAATTATGCTGGGTCATCAATGCAAGGGTGGGAGATTCTTCTCCTACTCTTGTTCCCAGTTGCTCTAATAATCTTCCTCGTATTCTTACCTTTCTATGTATTTCATAAATACAGTTCTAGAGAAGAGGATAAAAAATACGAGGAAGAACATCCAGAAATACTAAAAGTAGATTCTTATATTACCTGCTGGTATCCCTGGCATAGATATTCTGTTGCATATACACTGGCTCTTATATTCTGGGTAATTGCTTTTATAATTGGGATATTATCTTAATACGGGTATTAAGTTGGAGCTACCCAATAAAAATTCAAATCTAATGGATATTTTTTAGTGGGGTTAAACCTACTGGAGAGTATAGGAGTATCACTGCTAGCAGAGGGAGTTGAAACTTTTGTAAGAGTATAGGAACCCAATCCAGTTGTTTTTATTGTAAAGTATGAATTACTTGGTAAATTGTAGTTAGGATTAAAAGCATTACCATCCTTATCGAGGCAGGACCAAGACAGCATGTCGAAATTTCCCGGGTACAGGTTAGCAATATAGACATCAATAGCATATCTATTTTGATTTACTATCCAATTCTTATTTCTGTTACCATCAGCCATAGATCCACCTTCGCCACTAATATTGGTAGTAACCTTAAAAAAAGCACTCGTGTCTACTCCATTGATGGTTATAGGATTAAAACGTATTTCCCAATATTCTTTTTCTTCAGGAGTAGTAAGGTGTAGATTTATTTTATTACCAGATTCATTTTGTGTAAGTATACAAAGCCCAGAAGTACCGTCGTTTTGTGCAGTAATCTGAATACTATTGTTACTCTTGTCTTCCTCCAGAACATAGTCCGGGGTATTGATGCTAGCAGAATAACCAACTCCAATAACTCCGGACAATTTGCCATTTACATACTTACTCTTTTGAGATTGTATTGTCCATCTCTCAGAGCTTCCCTGTCTTATTTCTGCATATACATCTTTGGTGGATCTCCCCCCCCTCATCCCTAATTTAAGAACTTTATTTTCCATAATGTATAATGTTTTTAGATTGATACTGTTCCTCCTGCACTTGGTACTATAAATGACCCCTTTGATATCCAGGTAGCACCTGATTTAGTATATACAGCTACTTTATCTCCAATAGTACATTCTATTCGAGAACCAGGTTCTGAGTCATTGGCATAGAATGGAATCTTCATAGTAGTAGTACCAGTTGCTGAGAGACCCTGTATATACTCTAAAGATGATGTATTCTGTGGCCTAGCTCCCCTGCCAAAGAGATAGTAGCCTGTACCTGTGGGCAATCCAGAGAGAGTGAATGTTGAAGCCCCTTGTGACTTCTGAGTTACTGGTATACTAAGGTTAGCATCCCCACAGGTTAAGAAGATATGCCCTGAACGGTTAGCTCCAGTTTGATTACTCGATAAAGCGGTCAGGGATAACCTGTAATGGTTCTCAAGAGTACCCACTGGGGCAACGGATACTGAGCACCAATCGGGAGCATTACCCACATGGGGAGTTTCTGGCTTTTTAGACCCATCACTACCCTTTAAATAGGCCATCACAAGGATTTGAGCAGTATTATATTTATCACTACCTAAAGGCAATGTGTTTGAAACCATTTTTATGTATCCACTATAGGTTACACCAGCCTCTTGAGTTACTGTGAGATTGATTTTGTTATTAGACCCATTTTGGGCAAATGTCAGAGTAGTAGACCTTGAGGACCCAGTATTTTTTGAATAGTTAATTTTTACATCTAAGTAACCATCTCCAACGGTAACTCCTCCCCAAATAGCCCAACTTACGGAGGCTGAGCTCAAAGTACAAGAGGGTGTAGAGGTTGAAACTACTTTGCCATTTACCAGTTTCCTTTTGAGGGAAGCGATACGGTAGGTTATAGTACCACCCTCTGAAGATACAGTATCTGTACCTGTATCTGTAATTGCACGTGCTAGTTTGAATAATGTTTCTTCCATATCTTTATAAGTTTTTGGTTTATAGAAAGAACTTTGATATTGTAATCTACCAGAGGGATAATCCGAAGTCTATGATATTATATAATCAATATAAAGAATTATGAGAAAGTATCAGTATCAGATTTACTACCATACAAGCAGAGGAAGGTACTTCATTAAGATTAGGTATTCCTTCCTGGGATTGGTGTTTTGGCTTACACTTAGAGATAAGTATTCGAGTAATATAGAAACCTTCCTTGATAAGGATAAGGCAATTGAAAGGGCAGAAGATTATTTAAGATATTTATACCTAAAGAGAAAAAATAGTAGGGTGTTAAAGGTTACTGGGAGAATAGATATTACCAGTAGGTTAAAATCAGTGAGGGAGGATTATTAAGATGGTGAAGGTTGAAACAATTAGGGATGATAATGAAAAGAGAATCCTAAGATGCCAAGAGGATAATCGGATTTGGTATCAGATATGGATTACCCAATTGGATATGAATTGTATAGAAAGGTACTTTGATGGGTATGGTGAAGTTAAGAGATGGTGGTTAAGGAATCTTCAACAGTATTATGTTTTCTTTTATGAGAAGAAAGGTGGTAAGGTTCGAGGAGTTCTTGGGAAAGATAGGACTAAGGATTTAATTCGTGCTATACTTTAATTAGTTGCCAGAGACCTAACATCCCTGGCTTCTTTGTGTGTTATGTGAGCATGTGTGGTTGTGGGATATCTAGGTATGCCCTTAATACGAGGAGTGATTTTTGTGTGGTACTAAAAATGTGTATTTGCCTTCAAGGTACCCCTTAATGTGAGGGCTTCGAAAGTTGTGGTACTAAAAGGGGAGTACGGTTACGTTAAATTTAACATTTGAAAATAAAAAGTAAGGGATAAACATTTTTATTTATCCCTTTGCTTTCTTTTAGTCCTCAAAAGTTTCGTTATCGTCTTTTAAAATTTCTTTTATATCTTTATAGCATTGAATAACTAAATAAGCTATAATTACAAACAATGCTATATTAATAATTAAATATTGTGTAAATACTGCCATATCTTTATAAATGATTTATTTTAGTTAATAGGGGAAATATTTCCCCTACTTTAATTTTGTTTTACTTCAAAGATTTTTTTTACAATCTCAAGCCCTTTTATTAATATCTCTTTCTTTTCTTCTTTTGTATTTTCGCTTGCGATTGAAGAAAAAGAAAAATCATTTATAACATAGACTTGTTTATAAAAGTCTATAAAGCCGTCAATTAGTTTTTTATCTGCATTTGTTGCAATCGTTGAAAGAAAATTGAAAGTAACATTTCTAAATTTTTTTCTCAAAGATTTGATTTGCTTTTCGTTTGCTCCCAAAAACAACTCTTTTTTATAAATCTCTGTTTTTGTTCCTAAAGCCGTTTTAAAAAGTCCTTGATTTTTTTCTTTGACTGATTTTAAAACGTCTAAAGCTATTAAACTATTTGCTTTACTGTTTACACTTGCTTTTTCTACATTCACTTTGTTAATTTGATTTTTCATAATTAAATTGCTTGAAAGTTTTATTATTTATTATTTTTATTACCTTTTCAAATAGACTTTCAAGACTTTTTAAACTATCCTAATAAGGTATTATTTATTTCGTTTCTGTATTGCAAATATAAGAACTATTTTTTAATCTACAAAATTTTTAGAGAATTATTTTCTTAAAAAGTTTTAAATAAAATCTTTCAAATATCTTTTTGTTTTTCTCACATTGCAAAGATACAAACTTTATTTTAATCTACAAACATTTTCAAGAAAATTTTTTGAGAAAATGAATATTTTTATTTTCAAAATTATTTTTGTGAAAAATCTATAAATTCAAAAATTTATTGCACCCTAAAAAGGACTTAATTTTTGCACTTAATTTTGGGGGTTCACAAGGAGAATCTTCGCACGCCTTGTAGTGGGCATATATGATATGTATAAGGATATTCCTATATGGCCTATGCCTGTCCTCTAGGAAGTGTGTTATATACCTGTATATTGATAAGGCCATTAATGGACTAAGGTGATAAAGAATTAAGGCCCTTGGGATATATACCTCTATAAAACCCCTTGGTCCTATTTCAATAAGGCCATATATGGACTATGGTAAGCCTATGGGGAAATGGGTTTCATAGATTAGCCTATAAGGGCTTACTAAGTTAGCGTAAGTAAAAACCCAGGTACCTAAGTTAGGCCTGGGTTAAGGTATTAATCGAAGTATGCCTGAAAGTTTATATACTCGATGTTGAAGGTAAAGTCGGGTTCAATTTCCTCTGGGTCAGGGATTTCGGATGAGAATTCCATAAGGCAATCATCTGTGTTAAGGTAGATAGATATTTCCTTAGCTTTCGATTGCATTAGTTCTGGCAATATCAAATCGAATTGTGAAAGTGAATTGGCAATGTAAGATGCCCATGGATAATCCCTAGCGTAATTTACTAAGGTAAGAATGATGAGATTTGAAATTTGATTAATTGTTTTCATACGTCTATTATTTAAAATGTTATTATTACAATGCAAATATAAAAATAATATATTATATATGCAATAACCCTAATTGCCTTATGAGGTACCTAAGAGCCTTGAAGGTTAGATTGCCTTTATCCCTCTAAAATCCCCAGAGGCCATTAATGGAGATTACCTAATCACAAAATTGTCCTAGAGCTTTACAAATAATGCTAATATTAAATACTAAGCAAATTACTGCATAAAGCTCTAGGACATTATTACCTATCCCTTTATAATTACCTTTTCAATATTAATTATTACCTGACCATTGGGGTTATCCTTACCTTTCTTTAATAAATAACCTATACTACCCATCGGTATATTATAGGCCTTACATAATTCATCCCAAGTTTTATAATTTGCCTCTTGCTGAAGAGCCTTAATGAACTTAGGATTATATTTCCTACGTTTCCTATCACTAACCTTAATAGGGGTATAGGTAGGTTTAGGTTTACCTCTTAGATCTTCCCAAGCATATAAGTTAGGAAATAACTGAGCAAAGTATTTCTGAACGGTAATGCTTCTACGTTTACCTTTAGCATCAATCAGTTTCATATGTCTCTTTACCTTTATGAAATGATTGGTTGTTTTGTTCATTATCCTACCATCTGAATAGAATCGGTAAGATGGGAAATCTTTGTGGGTTCTGTGTTTCATATTACCTTGAATTTTTAATTAGTATGTATTATATAATAGTGCTTGGTAAGGTAATTCGGATAAGGCAAATTAGGGGCCCCTAATGGTCGGATTTTGTGTACCTTTTTAGCCTTTTTGTGATTGCCTTTAAAGTGTGGGGTAGTAGAGCTAGAGAGCTATATAGTATAGTGGCTATAGTGTAGTTGTATAGTAGTGGGTAGGTACCCATACCTGGTTCACCAAAGGCAAATACCCCCGGCGAGGTACCTTGATATATGTATTAGAGTATTATTATATTAGTAAATGGTATATTGGTTATAGATGGGATAGGTATTATATTATGTACCTTAGTTAGGTATTATGTAACATAGTTAGCGTTAGTATGATTTTGTTTTATTTTTTGTGTTGGGGAGTGTGGGAGGTACCCGGTATTTATTCCAGGTACCTTGATATGTGGGGTAATGTTATCAGGGCTATGGTGTATATTATTAGGGTTAGTAGCTGTGAGATGATATATCTTATTTTGTTTGTTGGGTGGGTATGCTTGTGGGCTTGGTAGATATCCTCATTTCGTATTAGGATGAGGATAGTTCCTACGGATAGGATTATTCGGATTATGTGATAGAGGATGTTCATGGTAGTGATATTATATCGATTATGGTTATATCTGTTAGGGGTATTTGTAGTATATCTCTTAGCTTTAGCCTTATATAGGTACTGTGTTTATGCCATGGGTTTATTTGTTGTTTGGGGTAGCGGAGGTAGGTATTAAGTTCCTCAGTTCTGTACACTACGTTCATTTCTTCGCAGAAGCCTTCAGTAGTCCCAGGTAATGGTCCCGGGACTTCGAATGATACTAAGAATTTACCTGATGTTAGCATGGCTCTAGTTCGTTAGTTAGGATTCTTATATCGGTTAATTGATTCATATATTCCTCTTCTGAGGATATGTCAAGGCATTTGCATGCTATGTAGTGACCGTACATGGATATACCTGATTCGTAGCCCTGGTCTTCATTTAGGAAGTTGGCTAAGTATATCTTGTCTACTGAGCATATCCTCTTCAGATGTCCTGGTAAGGTTTCTGAATCTTCATAAAATACAAAGTCATAGGTATCTGTATTATCGGTCATTGTAGCAAATATCTCTATGAGCCAGTTAAAGTCCTCTAAAGGTACGTTGTCTAGCCATTCCCATCCGATTGGGTAGTTGTTTATTGTTACGATTGGTTCCATGATGTTAATTGAGTTGAGGGTTAAACATTTGTTTTGGTTGGACTAATAGGCAGCAATGAGAATAACCTGCTTCATCGAGGATTCCCAGTATAAGATATCGATTGGTATCTCTGGGAATTTCGAAATAGAAAGCTGGTTTCATGTCGCCATCTATGAATGTAAAAACTATCTGAGTGTTTTCTAGTAACCCATTTAGTTGTACATGAGAAAGGTAGTTATAGATAGCTTCCCTTTGATTTCTTGGGTTTTTATCCCATGAGATGAGCATATTGTCATACCAATTTGGATTATCGCATAGCTTTTTAAGTTGTTGTTGAATATATGGTGTCATGATTTGAAGTAATAATATAAGTCCTCGATTAGTTGATCTTGTTCTTCCCATATAGTATCTGATACTACGTATTCTGATACGAAATAGTTATAGAAAGGTCCAAATAGCATGTTTAATACTATGTCCTTGAGTTCGATATTAAGTTGTTCCTCTTCTTCGGTAGAACTTGGTTTGATTGACTGAAGTTTTGCCTTATAGGATGCCGTTACGGCATCCTTTAGGGTCTGAATATATTCTGGGTTAGTTTCCCTGAGAATATTTATTTGTGATTTGAGTTCTTTACTTATCATGGGGCTTAGCGATTATGGATATGAATCCTTGTGGATATTGAGTATAGAATAATTGATAGTTCCCTGTGGGCAAGAAGACTTGCATTATGTTTGCAAGTAATGGGTAGATTTTCCATTGGTTTTCCTCTAGAAACTTGTCCCAGGCTTCTGATTCTTCGGGATAATTTCCAGAAAGTTGAATGTGATATTCCTTTTGTTCCGGAATAAATAAATTGGTTACTACCTGAATTTCGTCTGATTCCTTTTTGTATTGAGTAATAGGATACCAGATGCCTTCGGTTTTCCATTTATTGAGTTGGAACAAGGACATGCCCTGTTCCAATACATTTAAGAGTTTATATAAGTTTACCATAGTGATTATTTATTAAGTTGTCTAATAAGTTCTGATGCAGCCAGGGAATCAAAGAGTTGGGTTTCTCTTTTGTCGGATTCCCATTTTTCGAGAGCATTATATGTTGCCGTATATTGAGATATCATGTCCTCATCTTGTTCCTCGTCCTGGATGAATTCCCGGAGATGTTTTTTGAGTCCAGTAATTATGTAATCCTGATGTTCTGGAGTTAATTGAGGAATACCAAATATGATAGCTTCTACCTGTGATGGAGAATAATCATAGTATTGGTCGTCAGTACCCTTTGTTAGATCCATGTGGGAGATAATGTTTTCCTTTAGATTTTCGAATAAGTCTTCCTCAGAAGAATATACGATTATGTAACCAGAGATATAAGAAGCAAGTGGATCATCATCCAGATCAATTGAGTAGACCCAAATATGTTTTGAATCCTTGTTAATGCAGAGACCATCAGCGTAGTCGTAAGTAAAAAATGGGTGGGCAACAAGCAAGTTGCGGATTTCGCTTAAATTTTTTAAATCATTCATAACGTCTATATTAAAATTGTTAATAAAATAAAGTTTATTTCTTTTCTCTATGCAAATATAAGA